GTGCTGAGCAATGCGCTATCGCTGCCCGGCTACGAGCTGGCGCCCGAGCGCTTCAAGGCTGCGCGTTGGATGCCGCGCGGCTGGGCATGGGTTGATCCTGCCAAGGAGGTGGCCGCATATAAGGAGGCTGTGCGATGCGGCTTCAAGACGCTGGGCGAGGTGGTTGCCGAGCAGGGCGGGGATCTTGATGAACTGCTGCTGGCGCGGCAGAGCGAACTGGCGATGCTTGATCAAATGGGCATCGTGGTTGATAGTGATCCGACGCAGGTGACCGGCGCCGGCCAGCAACAGATGCAGCCATACCCAGAGACGCAACTGCCTACTGAGGAGCCTGCCTAATGGCCAACATCAACGGCACCGAGATCAACCTGATGCCAACCGCTGGAATGCGCGAAGAGGCTGAGCGCTACCGCGCATGGAAGGCTGAAGGCGAGCAGGGCGGCACTGATGTGGCAGCCACCAGAGCATCGCAGATCCTGAGTGGCGATGAGTTGTCACCTGACACCGTGATCACGATGGCGGCATGGTTTGCGCGGCATGAAGTGGACAAGCAAGGACAGGGCTTCAGCCAAGGCGAAGATGGCTACCCATCACCTGGCCGCGTGGCATGGGCGGCATGGGGCGGCGATGCTGGCCAGAGTTGGTCTACATCCAAGGCCGATAGGATTAAGGCATTGCAAGATCGCACGATGGAACGACCGTATCCCAATGAGCACGCGGCGCGATTGACCGATCCTGATCAGTACGATGAAATCCGGCGCGTGAATGATGAAGGTGGCCCCGGCGTTGATTTCATCTATGGGATCAAGGATGGCAATACTGAGCTGCAAGCCATTCGCTTTGATGCAGCGCGGTTCAGCGCCGACGAGGCCCGGCAATGGTTGAGCGACAATGACATGCAGGAGATCCTGTTCGAGGTAGCAACCGGCGAGCGTATGCAGCGATCTGAACCGGTGTCATTCACTCGATCAGCGCAGATCGCAGAAGATGATCGCACTCTTGAGTTCCCGTTCTCCAGCGAGTACCCGGTCGCGCGCTACTTCGGCAATGAGATCCTGGCCCATACCCGCGAGGCTGTTGATTTGGCGCGGCTGAATGATGGTGCGCCGCTGCTGTTCAACCATGACCCGGACAAGCTGATCGGCGTGGTTGAACGCGCATGGGTGGATGAAGGCCAGAAGCGCGGCTACGCGCGCGTGCGCATGAGCCGCAACCCATTTGCGCAGGAGGTGATGAACGATGTTCGTGATGGCGTACTGCGCAATGTGAGCTTCGGCTATGCGATCAACGATATGGAGCAGCGCGGTGAAGACTTTATCGTGACGCGATGGAGCGCGCACGAGCTATCGCTAGTGTCAATTCCTGCCGACCCTACAATCGGAGTAGGGCGTTCACTGGATGCTCCGGTCGCGGCCACAGCCGCATCACTTGTCCCAACTTCTACCGACATGGAAGACACCACCACCGATCTGATGGCGGTGCGGGCTGAAGCGGCTTCAGAGGCTGCCAAGGCTGAGCGCACCCGCATCTCTGGCATCACTGCTATCACCGAGAAGCACGGCATGTCCGACCTTGGCCGCCAGCTGATCGAATCCGGCCGCAGCCTTGATGAGGCCCGCGCTGCCGTGCTTGATCAACTTGGCAGCAAGGCGCAGCCTGTTAGCGAGTCCGCTGGCGACATTGGCCTCAGCGCCAAGGAAACCCGTGAGTTCAGCTTCCAGCGCGCGATCAACGCACTGGCCAACCCTGGCGACCGCAAGCTGCAGGAAGCCGCGGCCTTTGAGCGCGAGTGCTCCGAGGCTGCCGCTGCACGCGCCGGCAAGGTTGCTCAGGGCATCATGGTGCCGAGCGAGGTGCTGCGCCGTGATCTGACCGTTGGCACCGCATCCGGCGCTGGCGATCTGGTTGGCACGGACTTCCGCCCCGGCAGCTTCATCGAGCTGCTGCGCAACCGCTCGGCACTGGCCGGCCTTGGCGTCACCAGTCTGACCGGGCTGACCGGCAACGTGGCAATCCCGCGCCAGACGGCTGCGGCTACTGCATATTGGCTGTCTGAGTCCGGCTCGCCTACCGAGTCCCAGCAGACGGTGGATCAGGTGAACCTTTCGCCAAAAACCGTAGGCGCCTTTACCGACTACAGTCGCCGCCTGATGCTGCAGGCCAGCATCGACGTGGAACAGATGATCCGCCAGGATCTTGCCACTGTGCTGGCGCTTGAGATCGACCGCGTGGGCCTCTACGGCCTGGGCAACACCAGCCAGCCACTTGGCATCAAGCTGACCACCGGCATCAACACCGAGAACTTCGGTGCCGCCACCCCGACCTATGCCGAGGTGGTGAGCATGGAATCCAAGATCGCTGCGGACAACGCCGACATCGGCGCCATGGCGTATCTGATGAATGCCACCATGCGCGGCAACCTGAAGACCAAGGACAAAGGCACCGACACCGGAGCCTATGTGTTCGAGCCTGGCGGTACGGTCAACGGCTACAGCGCTGTTGTCAGCAACCAGGTTGAATCCGGCGACATCTTCTTCGCGGTGTGGTCGCAACTGATCATGGCGATGTGGAGTGGCCTGGATCTGACCGTGGATCCGTACACCCACAGCACCAGCGGCACCGTGCGCGTGGTGGCACTGCAGGATGTGGACTTTGCGGTCCGTCACCCTGAAGGCTTCTGCCGCGGCAACGACACTCTCTGATGTTGATTCAAATCCTTAAGGACACGTCCATTAGGGGCGTGGCTGTCAAGGCAGGGCAGGTGGTTGATACCGAGCAATCGGACGCCATCGCCCTGATCAACATGGGCAAAGCGCAGCCGGCTCCGATCGTGGAGCCGGTCCCGGCAGTTTGCCCGCAGCCTTCCCGCAAACCATCCCGCAAGAGGACCAATGGCTATCCATCAGCAGACGCTTGAGAAGCTGCAGCATTTCACGCTGCTGGCTACTACCACCATCACCGCCACCGGCAACCAGACCGGCGTCGATCTCCTTGAGTACGACGGCGACATTCAGATCATCTTGGCCGGCACTGCTGCTGGCGCCAGCGCTGATCTGACGTTCCGCATTGAGGAATCTTCCGACAACAGCACGTTCACTGCTGTGACCGGCGGCACCTTCACTGCGATCGGCAACGCTGCCTACAAGGAAGTGAAGACGCTCAGCCGTGACGATCTGAAGCGCTACATCCGCCTTAGCTGCACGGCTGAGACGGGCACCGCTTCCAGCGCTGTTACCTGCTTCGGCTTCGGCTTGAAGAAGTACGGCTGAGCTGTTCAATGATGGCCCCGGCCTCGGTCGGGGCTTTTTCTAGACTGAGTGCATCACTATCGCATCATGCCTGAGCCGATTGGTACATTCAGTGGCTTTGAGGTTGAAAGCCTCGGCACGTTGACCAGCGCAGGCACTGGCAGTGCAGTGCAATGCGGCGGCGTCAGCATGACATTTCAGATCACTGTCAGCAACATCGGCACCAATGTGGTGATCCGATTTGAAGGCAGCCTTGATGGCAGCAGCTACTTCAATCTTGATCAAGCCGGTACTGATACCACGATCACAGCCAATGGCACATATGGCTATGCGCTGAGCGGCTGCCCGGTGAAGTACATAAGGCTGCGGCTTGTCAGCCTGAGCGGCGGCACACCTAGCGTCACCGGCCTGGTGGGGGCAGCATGAACTTACGCACTGGATTGCGGCAGAGCATTCGCCTATCGATCCGCTCCAGCATTACGGCGGCATCAGCAACGGGCGCAACAGATGATGCGTTCTACCTGCCGTGGCTTGAGCTATACGTTGACCCGCTGGCATTCTGATGGCTATCACCGAGAACCTGGATGCGTTCCTTGATGACTTCGGCGTGACATGCACTGCCGGAGCTGTGACTGCGCTGGGCATTCTTGACATGCCATCTCAGGTGCTGCTAAGCGACGCAATCCTGAGCACTGACTACACGTTGACCGCGCGCGCATCCAGCTTTGGCAGCTTGAAGTACGGTGATGCGATCACTGTGGCTGGCACTGCCTATACGGTGCGCGAGACGCAGTACATTGATGATGGTGCAATGGTACAGCTAGGGCTGCAGAAGACATGAGCGCACCGATTCGCAGCAATACTCGCGCGGCATGGACGGCAGGGAATCCAATCCTGCTTGCCGGTGAGTTCGGCCGCGAATCGGACACGGGCAATATCAAGATCGGCAACGGCGCACAGCGATGGAGCCAATTGCAGTATCACGGTTGCCCTGGCTACTGGGGCAGCTTCTGGGATTCCACCTCGCAATATGTGGCGACGATCAACACGCCAACTGCGATACTGTTGCGCGCTGGTGACTTGAGCAACTATGGCGTTGCAGTTGCATCAGGCAGTCGCATCACAGTGCTGCATCCTGGTGTCTACAGCATTACATTCTCTATCCAATTCAGCAATAGCGATAACAGCATCCATGACATCAACGTATGGCTGCGCAAGAATGGCAGCGGCAGCAGCGGTGATGTAGCAGATTCAGATAGCCGCTTCAGTATCATCGCGCGGCATGGCAGCACTGATGGCAACATCATCGGCACGGTGAACTATGTGCTGAAGCTGGCCGCAGCTGATTACATTGAACTGATGTGGGCGGCGAGTGATGTTGATGCTTACATCCACGCCGAAGCTGGCAATGCCACGCATCCGGCGATTCCGGGCATCATCTGCACAGTCACCCAAGTCGCCAGCGCCTGAGCCATGACAACACGCCGCGAGAGCATCTTGGCCGCCATTGCCTCATCACTGGCTGGTACGACAGGCGTCAGCACGCGCATCTACCGCAGCAGGGTGGAGCCGATCACGCGCGGCGAGTCGCCGGCCATTGTGGTGGAGCCGATCTCAGACCAGGCGGTGATCAGCAACAGCCATTGCAAGACTGACTGGACGCTGACGGTGCGTGTGGCGATCATCGTGCGTGGCGCCATTCCAGATCAAACTGCTGATCCGATTGCCGAGAGTATGCACGCCAAGATCATGGCAGACCAATCAGTAGGTGGCTATGCCATGGCCATCGAGCCGCGCGGCGTGCAGTTTGACATGATCAGCGCAGACCAACCTGGCGGTGTGATCGCTTGCGACTATGAGGTGAGGTACAGGACTGGCCTTGCAAGCTTGGTAAGCTAGTGATGGCAAAACCTAGACTATCCGTGAGCAACAAAAAGCTCCCGCCACTGCCATCTGCCGGCGGCACTTATGTGCTGAACGACAAAGGCACCGAATGGACATTGCACCAGCAAACCTCCGACCCGCTGATTCCTGCGACCGATGGCACTGACACGCAACCGCCTGCTGCTGGCGAAATCTGAATCGAGCTATGGCGTGGTGCCGTCACCGGCGCCAGCCGGTACTGATGCGGTACTGATCAGCAATCTTGAAGTGTCACCGCTCCAGCTTGAGCTGAAGGACCGCGAGCTGGTGCAGGGCTACCTGGGCAACACAGCGCAGGTGGTGGGACAGACCAGCGTCGGCGTGAACTTCAGCGTGGAGCTGGCAGGCAGCGGCACTGCAGGCACTGCACCGCGCTGGGGCTCACTGATGAAGGCATGTGGGTTCTCGGAGACTGTTGTCACCAGTACCAGCGTGACCTATGCGCCAGTGAGCAGCAGCTTCAGCAGCGTGGCGCTGGACTTCAGGAACGATGGCATCAAGCACCTGATCTTGGGCGTGCGCGGCAATGTGGCGATTGAAATGAGTGCCGGTGAAATTCCTAAGTTGAATTTCACTTTCATGGGGATTTATGCGGCGCCAACTGCTACAGCAAATCCGGCAACAACATTTACCAATCAATCAACGCCGGTCGCAGTCAATGCCGACAGCACCACCAGCGTTAGCGTGCATAGCTACTCCGCGTGCATGAATGCGTTTAGCCTTGATATGGCGAACAATATGGTGTTCCGCCAGTTGGCAGGTTGCACAAAGCAAGTC